CCCTGCTCCTACTAGAGGATTACCTAGAATTCTTGCTATGGGTATGAAGTACTATGGAGTAGAATCAGGATTAAAACCATTCTATGCTCCAAGAAAACGTGTGATGGACATGCTAAAACTTAATCCTATGTTAGGAATGCAAGATCCGTTGGGAGATTACGTACAGATTCAACAAAGGATATCTGACTTACAAAAAGAAATCTTAAAGAGAGACCCTCAAGATAACGTATACTTTATGGAAGGGGAGTGGGATAAGATGTCTAAACCTAATGTAGAGGAGATGAAATCTAAAGTTGCTGAGTGGGGAGTTCTTAAAGTAGAAAAAATGATGATGGAGTCTACAAACTCAGTTATCGAAGCTGCTAAGATGGAGAAGGACATTAGTGCTTACGAAGGTTCTCAAGATGTAAAACAGTTAGAGAAAATGTTGCAAGACTTCTATGATATTAAACTACCTAAAGCTCCTAAGAATGAACAGACTCAGTTCTATAAAGAAGTAGAGAAAACATTCCAAAAGTATAGAAGAGGTAAGATTAGAGAAAGTTTTGATGAGTTACAACAGACACAGATGTCACCTGATTAAAAACCACTTGACAAAGTAATAATTAAAGTTAACTTTGTAATACGAGCCACTAGGCTGGGTTAAAACCGATAAACTATGAGCGTAAATGCAGAACAATTGATGAACGAGCAGTCTAAGAAGTTAAGACAGATTGCCGCAAGTACAGGTCTAATGGCAGGATCAGGAGGCTTTGTACGTTATGGAACAGGTACAGTAAATGACGTTCAGTTCACTGCTGTCGTACCACAAGAAGACACCGTCTTTACTTCATTTAAAGTAAATGGAATGGAGACCTTATCAGCTCGTGGTATGAGTACCATTACCTTTAAGCAAGGAGCATACCTCCCAGCTGGAGGAATCATCACTGGATTTGCTATCTCTTCAGGTAGCATAATTGCCTATAAGTAATGATTGGAATTGGTATTAATACCACACTTCGTGTAATGGGTGGAGGTGGTCCATCATATGACGCAGATGCTCAAGCCTTCTTTGATAGAGTTACAGCTGCAGGTGGGTCATTGACAACTACGGAGCAGACAGCAACGAACCAACTTGTACTTGATATGAAAAGTGCGGGTATTTGGTCAGCAATGAAAGCCATTTACCCAATGGTTGGGGCAAGTGCGGCAGCGTGTGCACAGAACTTAAAGAGTAGTAGTTTTACAGGAACTTTTACAAGTGGTTGGACGTTTGCGAGTACGGGGGTTACTCCTAATGGAACGAGTGCGTATATGAATACAAATTTAAATCCAAATAGTAATTTATCTCAATTCTCTTCACATATGAGTTATTATTCAAGAACAAATAACAGTGGAGCATTTGTTGAGATGGGAGCGGATCTGGCTCCAAATAGAATCGTTTTACATATCAAATATGCTACTGCGGGATATTATGACCAAAATGATCTTACCAATGGTCGAATTAGTTTCTCTTTTTCTGAAAGTAGCGCTTGTTTTTCGTTAATGTCGAGAACAAGCAATAATTCGCAATTTGCACAAATTAACGGAGTCACGAGAGGCACTAATACTAATACAATTACGTCATTATTACCAAATAGGGACATATATCTAGGTGGGTATAATGCAAATACATTTTCTTTACCTACAGACCGACAATCTGCATTTGCCTCAATCGGAGACGGATTAGACGACACCCAAGCATCAAACTTTTACACCGCAGTACAAGCGTTCCAAACCACCCTTTCACGTCAAGTATAATGATAGGATACATTTTAACCGAAGAACAAAAAGAGCAAGTACAAGGGCAGTTTATCAACCCGTATCAATTCATTAACTGCGTTGCAGATATCAATGGCGTTTGGTTTTTGTTTTTATCAACGCAAGATGGGGAACAAATCTTTGACAATCCACAATGGAATTGGATTTTGGATTTACCCGAAGGCGAATATGTACCACCACCATCACCAGAATTTCCTGCATAATGAAAACATCAGCACTACTATACTCAAGTACAACTCTTCTAGCTTTCTTAGGAACTTACTTCTTTAATCTAGGAGCAGATAATGCAGAGCAGTACTTAGCTGTAGTTGCTGTAGTTTTTATAGATGGATTCTTTGGAGTGTGGGCAGGAACTAAACTTGAAGGCTTTAAGACAAATAAAGCTCTTAGCGTGCTTAAAACTTTAATGGTGTGGGTATTTATGCTTACAGGCATTTTAATGATAGAGAGAGGCTTTGAGGGTACTTTCTGGTTGAGTGAGACTATCTGTGCTCCTTTTATTCTCTTTCAAATGGTTAGTGCGTTGAAGAACGCAGCTAGGGCAGGACTCATAAAGAACGAGTTACTCCAGATAATCTTAAGTAAAATAGACCAACACAAAGTAAATGAATAAGTTAACTGTAGCCGTGATAGGCATATTACTACTAGCGGTAAGCTACCTAGCTTGGGAGCGTTATATGTTTCCTGTAAGCCACGATGAGGAAAAATTTATGGCATACTTAGACTCTATGAATAAGCGTAACGAGATTATGTTTAACAAGATAGATTCTTTAAGTACAGTTAAGCATGACCAGTACAGACTCTATGAACAAATCAATCTTAAATATGATACGATACAAGTGGCTATTGATACTATGCCTGACATTGATGGCACAAAGCTCTTACTCACAATCTCTAGACAGCTTACCTCTAAAGGAGTTGAATAACGAATTTCTCAAAGGTATTAAAGCCAGAGAAAGAGTAGTTGTTCTAAAAGAGATTATCAGAGTAGACAGTCTTCAGTTAGACATCTATAAAGATTCTATAGTTCCTAACTATGAGAATGTAATTAAGAAGTCTAAGGAAGAGGTGACTAAGCTTAATCGTGATTTAGCGATAAAAGAATCCGAGCTTAAGATATATCGCTACGGATTTATAGGTATGGCTGTTCTAGCTATACTAGGGTTTGTAATATGATTTTATGAAGTTAAGCTTAAGAGCTCAGGTGAGTGTAGTGGTAGCAAGTGTAATCATGCTTGCTCTTCTTTATACGAAGTCAACTATAATACTAGGATACAGATTAGTTGACCACAGCACACAAGTAGTAGAGTTTTGGTTAGTTGTAGCTTTCTTACCTTTCTTTTTCTTTGCTTGTATTGAATTTGTTCGTAAGGCTAGGTATAAGTTTCAAAGTATTGATGCTACATTTAATGCAATTAACTACTCTAACATACTAGTAGAGTTTGACACAGAAGGCAAAGTTTTAAGTGCAAATGATAAATTTAAAAAACTTTTAGGTGAAGTAAAAAACCACAGAGACTTAGATAACTCTCCTATTAAAGAGTGGCGTGAGTTTTGGACACACCTAAAAATAGGTTACTTCAAACAAGGCGAGTACGACTACAACGGTGTCTGGCTATATGGAAACTTTAACCCTATCAAAGATCCCTATGGAGAGGTTTATAAAATTCTTCTTATTGCTACTGAAGTTACCGAGAAGAAAAGAATTGAAGCAGAGGTCGCAAAGAAAAACTCTTACTTAGAGCACGCTGCAAAGATTCTTAGACACGATATGCACTCAGGCATTAACACATATATCCCAAGAGGTTTAAGTTCCTTAAAACGCAGACTAACGCAAGAGCAGATTAAAGAGTTAAAGATAGATGCTCCCTTAAGAATGATAGAAGAAGGACTTATTCATACACAGAAGGTATACAACGGAGTAAAAGAGTTTACTAACTTGGTTAAGCAAGACGCACACTTAGAATTAACTCTACACAACCTAAAAGATATTCTACATGATTATCTCTCTAGCACCTCTTACGAGAAACAAGTAATCATAGAAGAGTTACCTGAGATAGAAGTTAATGAGTCATTGTTTTGTACAGCTGTAGATAACTTGATTAGAAACGGACTCAAGTACAACGACTCCAGTACTAAGTTAGTTCGTATCTTTGTTGAAGGAGATTATTTAATTATCCAAGATAACGGAAGAGGAATGTCTCAAGACGATTTAATCCAATGGTCTAAACCCTACAAAAGAAAAGAAGGTCAGAAAGAAAGTGGAACAGGTCTTGGGTTAAACATATGTACTGCAATTATGGAAGAGCATAAGTTTACTGTAGTTGCAGAAAAATTACCAGAACCAGAAGCAGGAACTAAACTTAAGATAAAAATAAAATGATAGACTCAATATTACTCGTTGATGATGAAGACTTATTCCATTTAGTGTTTGAAGACTCCTGTAGTCTATTAGACATTACGTTAAGTCTACAGAGTTTAACTTCATCTGATGAGGCAGATAAACTCTTTAAGAAATGGTTTCAGGAAGGCCCTCAAGAAGAGAAGCCTGACTGTGTATTTGTTGACCTTAACATCATTGGTTCTTCCTTTGATGGAATTGAACTGATACGTAAGATTAACTTTGAGTACGGCAATGGAGTTGTGATTGGTATTATTTCTTCTTCTGACGAT